CAAGCTGACGCACCAGGCACTTACCTGCCGACACTTCCCGGGCATCGAGCGCATCGACATCCCGAACGTGGCATCCGACCAGCTCCTGATCGAGCGGCCAGGCGTGATCGGCGCCGGCGGCAACGGCGGCTTTCAGGGTTTCAACCTGCTTGTGCAATTCGGCGTGACGCGGATCGCGCTGATCGGCATCGACTGCAACCTGGCCAACGGCTGCCACTTTCACGGACGCCATCCGTCGCCGCTCAACAATCCAGCCGAATCGAATGTCACGCGCTGGCGCAAGGCCTTCAATGAATCGTTCGGCGTGATCGGCGGGCTCGGGATCGAGGTGATCAACTGCTCGCCGATCAGCACGATCACCGCCTATCCGAAAATGTCCGTGCCGGAAATGCTGGAGCGATGGACATGACCATCCGGATTTTCATCGGGACGCCTTCGAATAACGAAGATCTGGAGAGCCAGGCCGTGCTCGAATACACATTGCGCGAGCACGCCAGCGAGGAGCTCGACATCACCTGGATGAAGCTGTCGCGCGATCCTTCGAGCTTCTGGTACTCGGCACCGCTCAAGAACGAGGGCTGGCTGACGCGCGGCTGGGCGACGCCGTTCTCGGCGTTCCGCTGGGGCATTCCCGCGGCCTGCAACTTTGAAGGCAGGGCGATCTATCTGGACATCGACATGATCGTCATGGCCGACATTGCCCAGCTGTGGAATACGAAATTCATGAGCGGATCATTCGTGATCGCGAAGAACGAGAGCACGTTCTGCTGCTCGCTGTTCGATTGCGCGCGAGCCCGCAAGCACCTGCCGCCGATCGAGCGTATCAAGCGCGAGTATGCATGCTATGCGCACCTGCGCCGCGATTTCCGGCCTGGCCAGGTGCAATTCTTCCCGACCGGGCAGAATTGGAATTGCCTCGACGGCGAGAAGTATGCCGACATCAATGATCCGGAAATCAAGATCGTGCACTGCACGGCGATCCCCACGCAGCCGCAGCTGAAATACGCGCTGCAGCGCCTGGGCAGGGTCGGGCAAAAGCACTGGTATGCGCATGTCGGACGGATCAAGCCGCATCCGCGTAAGGACATCACCGCGCTGTTCGATCGCAAGCTGCAGGAGGCAACCTCCAGCGGCTTCGGGATCGAGCGATACGAAACGCCGACGATCTTCGGCGAGTACCATCGAGGGTGAACGTGGGCGGGCACACCAAGCATCAGCAATTCCAAAAGGAATTGGACGAATTCATCGCCTTTCTGAAGGGCAAGCAGATCCGCAGCTTCCTCGAAATCGGCTCGAAGTTCGGCGGCTGCCTGTGGGCGATCGTGCAGCAGGCCATGCCGCCGCAGTCGCGGGTGGTGTCGGTCGATCTGCCAAATAGCCATTGGGGCCGATCGGAGTCGGAGGTGGCGCTGCGCGACTGCATCGCTCGGCTGAAGGCGCAGGGGCACGACGCGCAGCTGTTCGTCGGCGACAGCACGAGCGACAAGATCGTCGGCCAGGTGCGCGCCCTGGCGCCGTTCGACGCGGTCTTCATCGACGCCAATCACACCGAGCCTTACGTGCGCAAGGATTTCGCCAACTACGGCAGGCTGTCGCCGATCGTCTGCTTTCACGACATCGGCTGGAACAACCCGACGCCGCCCGGCCGAATGGCGATCGAGGTTCCGAAGGTATGGCGCTGGCTCAAGGAAATTTACAAGGACGCCGCCGAATTCAGCGAGATCAAGCACGACAACGGTCACAACGGCATCGGAATAATGCAGTGGCGTTGACCTTCATCACCTGGATATGGGGCACCAAATACGCCGGGCACTACATCGCGCGATTGCGCAACGGCGTCCGTCGCAATCACCAGGCGCCGCACCGTTTCGTGGTGATCGACGCATGGCCAGGCGACGAGCCGCTGTTTCCGGGCTGCCTGTGCCGGCTGCGCATGTTCTCGCCGGAATGGCAGCGCCGGTATTGCATCGACGCCGGCGAGCGGTTCGTCTGCCTCGACCTCGATCTGGTCATCACCGGCGCGCTCGATCAGGTGTTCGAACGCGAAGAGGATTTCGTCATCCTGCGCGGCGCGAATTCCGCCAACCCGTGTCCGTTCAACGGCAGCGTGATGATGCTGCGCGCCGGCGCGCATCCGGAAGTCTGGACCGACTTCTCGCTCGAAGAGGTTCGCCGGGTGCCGCGGTTCGAATTCCCGGATGACCAGGGTTGGCTGTGGCACAAGCTGCCGGACGCTGCGGTGTGGGATGTCGGACCACGGAGCGGCATCTACGCATTCCGCAAGCCGCAATGGCCGAAGGATGACCAGCTGCCGGATGATGCGCGCATGGTGGCGTTTCCGGGCCATCGCGATCCATCGCAATTCACCGCGCTGCCGTGGGTACGAAGGTATTGGGTATAGGCGACGATATCATGGCCACCGGCATGGCACGCGGTGCGCGCTCGCGCGGCGTGAAGATCGCGTTTGGTGATGGTGCGCGACTGATGTGGGGACCGTTTAGCGAAATCGCCTTCCGGCACAATCCAAACATCGCGCGCGAGCTCGGGCCGGATGTCGAATGGATCCACTACCACAAGGGCAACCGGCGCTATAACAAGCCGGGCGCCGGGCGCTGGATCTGGAATTTCGAATTCAAGGCGCAGCCTGGCGAATTCTATTTCAGCGGCCACGAGCTCGAACACAAGATCAGCCGGCAGATCCTGATCGAGCCGAACGTGCCATGGCACAAGCCGGTGGCGCCCAACAAGGATTGGGGCCTGCCGAACTATCAGGCGCTCGCCGATCGTCTGCGCCTGGCCGGCTTTGACGTGTTCCAGTTGCGCCATGGATCCAAGCGCTTGGCCGGCGTGCAGCTGGTCGATGCACGCGATGATTTCCGCTGTGCGGCGGCGGCACTCGCCGGCTTCGGCCTGGTGGTGTGCCCGGAAGGCGGATTGCACCACGCCGCTGCGGCAGTAGGAACGCCAGCGGTGGTGCTGTTCGGCGGCTTCATCCCGCCGCAAGTCACCGGCTATGACAAGCACGTGAACCTGACCGGCGGTGCGGAGGCCTGCGGCTCGCTGCGCGAATGCTCGCACTGCCGCGACGCCATGCGCCGGATAACGGTCGATGAGGTATTCGATCGATGTCGATCGATCTTGACCTGACAGACATCGCGCCATTCACCAAGCTGACGCCGGACCGGCTGCGCTATCTTGCGGCGTCGCTCGACAAGCTGGACGCGCAGGGCATTCCGGGCGACATCGTGCAATGCGGCATCTGGCGCGGCGGCTCGGTGATGCTCGCGCGCAAAATCTCGCCCGACCGCATCTGCTGGCTGTTTGACACCTTCAATGGAATGACCGAGCCGTCCGATGTCGATATCAGCATGCATCGCATTCCGGCGATCAAAAGCTACCGCGCAAAGCAGCAGCGCGGAGTGAGTTGGCAAGCGGTGTCGCAAGAAGACGTTGAAGAAAATCTGCGCCAGGCCGGCGTATTCAATTCCGACAAACTTCGATTCGTCGTGGGGCCGGTCGAGCAGACATTGCTGGAGGATGATCTGCCGACATCCATCGCCCTTTTGTTTCTCGATACCGGCTGGCATTCCTCGACGCTCAAGGAATTGCAGATCCTGTTTCCACGCTTGGTTGAGGGCGGGATCCTGATCGTGGACGACTACGGCCACTGGGACGGCGCGCGCAAAGCGGTGAATGACTATCTCGGCGCGTTGCAAATCCAGCGGCTCGAACGCATCGATTACACGGCGGTTGCGTTGGTGCGATGATCGATCCGAAGCAAGTCGCGTTTTTCATTCCGCCGAATTTGAAGAAATTCAAGCTCACGCTGTTCGAACGGATCGCGGCTCATATCGGCAAGCTGGGCGGGCGCGTGGTGCGCCATAACTTTCAGGAGCTCGAGGCCGCGGTGCCGAGCTTCATTCCGATCGTCGGCTGCTCGCCGCAATTTGCGGGCGCCATCCGGCGGTGGCAGGAAGAGCGACAGCGCTGGATCTATTGGGATCGCGGCTATCTGCGGCGGGTGTTCGCCACGTGGTTGCCGCGCGGAAGCGACATGGGGATCGCCGGCGGCTACTACCGGTGGCACGTCGGCGGCTTCCAGATGTCGGGCCTGCGCGCCGACGCGGCGGCCGACCGCTGGAAATTCCTGCGGCTCGATGTGCCATTCAAGATCGGAGGCGAAACGCTGCCGGCGCTGCCGCATCCGTGGAACAAGAGCGGCGATCACATCGTGGTCGCGCACACCCTGGCGGATTACTGGGATCTGCGCGGTCTGCCGCGCGACTGGTCATTCAGGGTCGCCGAGCAGCTGAAACAATACACGCAGCGCCCGATCGTCGTGCGCGACAAGGAAAGCAAGACGCCGCTGCACGTTGACTTGCGCGGCGCGCACGCGCTGGTCACGCACGGCAGCATCGCCGCGGTCGAGGCGGTCACGCTCGGCTGTCCGGTATTTGTCGATCGCGAATCGGCGGCGGCTATGATGGGGCAAACCGACCTTTCGCTGATCGAGCAGCCGGCCTATCCCGACGAGCGCATGCCGTGGCTGCACTCGCTGGCATATTGCCAATTCAACGAGGACGAGCTTTGCAATGGCACCCTTTGGAGATTGATTGGATGAGAGCCGGGCAACTCGACCGCCGGGTGGTGGTGCAGCGCAAGTCGCTCAGTCAGTCAGGCTCGGGCGAGCCGATCGAGTCCTGGCAGAATGTCGGGACGACGCGCTGGGCCTATCGGTTTCCGGTCAGCGGCACCGAGCGCTTTACCGCCGAGCAATTCGCGGCGTTGGAGCAAGTCGAGTTTCGCCTGCGATGGTCGGATGACATCGCCGATCTGCAGCCGCAAGACCG